TGCCGCAAGGGATATGACCTTTGCAGACAGGGCTGCTGCAACCGGAAATGCGAGTCGCATGGATCAGGTTGCTGGCATAGAAGCAATTCCTTTAAGAGACTTGCGGATGGATGCGGCAAGAGATGTCGCAAGTCAAGGTGTGCAGTCCCGAGACATAAACGCTGCTCAAACTGGTTACAGACCCAATTTGGTTGCAAATCAAATGGGCAATGTTGCAGATGTCACAAGCACTGCGCTACAGTCTAGAGACATAACAGCCGCCAAAGAATCCGGACTGGCGAGTCTTAAAAACTACCAGATGGGGCCAGCGGAACGGGTAGAGACAAAGAGTTTTGCTCAACCCGGATCAGCCGATGCGTACATGTCGCCCTACATGCAAAGCGTGGTGGGTATCCAGCAACGGGAAGCGCAAAGGGCCGCAGACGTTGCAACCACTGGACGCAAGGGGGAGCAGACTAGAGCGGGTGCTTTTGGTGGCTCCAGAGCAGCCATCATGGACGCCGAAGCTGCTCGTAACCTTGCCACTCAAAAGGGGGACATCCAAGCGCAGGGGTTGCAGGCCGCTTACCAGCAGGCGCAACAGCAGTTCAATGCGGAGCAGGCGCAAGGGCTACAGGCGCAGACAGCCAACCAGCAAGCCGGGTTGACCGTAGGGCAACAAAACCTTGCTGCTAATTTAGGGGTGCAGCAGTTAGGTGAAGGCCAGATCAACCTTCAAACCAAACTAGCCAATCTAAACAACGAACAGCAAGCGGCTGTTCAAAACGAGGCCAATAGGCTTCAGACGCAAGGCATGTCTTCTAGTCAGGCAATGCAGGCGGCACTCGCTAACCAGCAGGCCGGTCTGGCTATAGGGCAGCAAAACCTCAGTGCACGACAAGGAACCCAGCAGCTTAATACGCAAACAGAAGCCCAAATGGCGCTTGCCAATTTGAGCAACCAGCAGCAGTCGGCTGTTCAAAACGAAGCCAACAGGCTGCAAGCGCAGGGGCTAACGTCAAGCCAAGCCATGCAAGCCGCGCTTGCCAATCAGGGCGTGCAACAACAGGCCAACGTGCAAAACTTGAGTGCGGGGCTTCAAACGCAGGGCCTCGGCGCTCAGACCGGGCTGCAAGCACAGCAGTCTAACCAGCAGGCAAATTTAACTACAGCGCAGCAAAATGCACAGATGGCCCAACAAATGGGCATGGCTAATTTAAGCAATCAGCAACAGTCCAATCTAGCTAATCAGCAGTATGGCTTTCAAACGGCGCAAGCGAATCAAGCTAATCAACAGCAAGCCAACTTGCAGAATCTTAGTGCGGGTCTTCAAACGCAGGGCCTTGGCGCTCAGACCGGGCTGCAAGCACAGCAGTCTAACCAGCAGTACAACATGCAGGGCCAGCTTGCCAATCAGCAAGCAAATCTTGCCGCGCAGCAGGCCAATCAAGGCATGGAGTACAACACCGGCATACAGAACGCGCAGTTGCGTCAGCAAGCGGAGTTAGCCAACCAAGGACAACGCGGGCAGTACGGGCTCCAGCAGGGGCAGTTTAATCAAGCGGCCAACTTGCAGACTTCTGCACAGGCGCAAGAAGCGCAAAGGCAGAATCAAGCTCTCGCGGGGCAGTACGGGCTGTCTGACACAAGCAATCAGCAGCAAGCCAACCTGACAAACGCAGGCTATTTGCAACAAACAGGAATGGCGAATCTTGCAAATCAGCAAGAAGCGCAACGGCAAAATCAAGCCGTTGGTAGCCAGTATGGACTCGCCAATCTTGCCAATCAACAACAAGCGGCAATGACCAACGCAGGCTATGCCCAGCAAACAGGCATGGCAAATCAAGCTCTGGCAGGCCAGTACGGAATGCAGCAGGGCACGATGGATCAGCAGGCCGCTATGCAAACAGCGGCTAATAGGCAGGCTGCGCAAATGTACTATGGACAAGCCCAAAACGAGCGAGATCAGTACAACACCACCAACCAGCAGCAAACAGCACTTGCCAATCAAGCGGCAGGAAACAGGGCCAGTGAGTTTGGCGCGGGGCAGAACTTGGCGTCCGCAGGCACACGCGCACAGTACGGGCAAGCCGCCAATCAGCTAAACGAGCAGTCCGGGCAGTTCGGCGCTAACTTTGGTTTACAGGGGCAGCAGGCCGCCATGCAGGGCGCTACGGGGTTGTCCAATATTGCAGGGCAGGGCTACAACCAAAACATGCAGACAAACCAACTGCTGGCCGGGTACGGTCAGCAGCAACAAGGTGCAGAACAACAGCGGCTGAATACGCAGTACCAAGACTTCTTGAACGAGCAGAACATGCCGTACAAGCAGCTTGGATTCATGGCAAACACCGCCAGTTCAGCGCCGACAGCCAATCTGGGTAGCACCATGTACCAAGCAGCCCCCAGCACATTCAATCAAGTAGCCGGGTTGGGCACGGCTGCGCTGGGCGCGTTCGGTGCGTCGGGCGGGTTTGGTACTACTAAAGCAAACGGCGGTATGGTTGGGCGCTATGCCAAGGGGGGTCTGGTACGATCCCGCCCACAAGGTCTTGTTGCGTTGGCTATCCACAGCATGGCATAAGGAATCAAAATGTTAAGTAATCGAAGCAGTGGGTTGTTGGGGATGGCTGCTGATCCGGGGCTGGTTAGTATGCTGGCTGGCATGGAAAAAGACGAGCGACAAGACTATGTTGCGCGGCACTCGGATGACATCAATGTGGTCATAATGGGTAAAATAGTTAGCGACATAGCCAACAAGCTAGACATTGCTAAAAAAGGCGCACAGCCCGGAACTAAACCGACTGTTCTGGCACAAACAATTGGATCAATGGGCTCGGAACCGCAAGGCCCACCCCAAGGGCCACCACAGGCTATGCCACCCCAAGGCGTGCCACAGCAAGCCCCACAACCGGCCATGCAGCCACAAGGCATGCCGCCACCACAGCAAGCCCCACAACCGGCCATGCCACAACAGGCTCCCCCACCGCCACAGCAAGCCCCACAACCGGCCATGCGGGCACCCCAAGGCCAAACCCAGACGGCTGCAGACGGCGGCTACATGGACTCCCGCCTGCCTGAGAACATGGGCATAGGCGCACTACCAGAACGCAGCCTGTCCAACATGGCGGACGGCGGGATCGTTGGGTTTGCTGATGGCGGAGACGTTCAGCGGTTTCAGTCGGGGGGGACGCCCCGACCTATGTATCCCGGCATGATTGCGCAGGAGGGGGCGGGGTTGTTGCCGTCCAGGACTGGCTACGAAGGCATGGGCATTCTGGAGTTCATACAGAAATTTGGGGTTGATGCGTACAACAAAATCAAAAATGCCGTTCCCGGCGAAAGCACAGAAGAGCGTTTGGCGCGACAAAAACGTGAAGTCTATGAAGCAAGCGTCTCGGGGCAGCGGGATAAAGCAATGGCGGAAGTAGATAAACCAACCCCCGTTGATTCAATGACACTGCCCCCCCGCCCAATTGGCCCCCTTAGTGCGGGCGCTCCATTCGCCGCTGCTGGCGCGGCACCGCCGTACGACCCCGCTACGGCAACACGCCGAGATCAGTACGCAAACAAAAATGCTGGTCCCGGTGCGGCCCCCGGTGCGGGCTTCGGCGCTGCTCCCGGTGCGGCTACTGGCGCAGCTCCCGTGCAACGGCAGGAAGATTACGGCGCACTATTTAACCGCATCAGGGGCGGCATGCCCGACGCCCGCGCCACCATGCCGAAAGAAATTAAGGAAATGGGCGACTTGCGAGAAGCCCAAGCAAACAAAGCGCTTGCGTCCGAAGAGAATGCAAAAGCGGGTTTAGCGTCCTTGCTGGGCAAGCGGGAAACGCGTATTGGCGAACGTGAAAAACGCATCGCAGACAAGAGCAGTAACGATGTCAACATGGCGCTCATTGACGCTGGGCTGGCAATGGCGCAGTCCGTCAAACCGGGTTTTGCAGGAATTGCCGAAGGTCTTGCCACAGGCGCAAAACGCTTCACCGAAGAGTCCCGCTTGACAGAAGCAGCGCGTCAGAAAATTGAAGAGGCACGTGATGCATACGATGACCTGAAATTCAATCGTGAAGACATGTCCCGCAGACAAATTCTAGCCGCGCAAGGCCAGATCACCGAGGCTAAAGTTGCGCTTAAAAAAGACGTTGTTGACTACTTGGTTAGAGAGAAAGACATCAGCACCAAAGTGGCCGGGCACCTATTTGACGCGCAGACCGCTCGAATAGCAGAAGCACAGAAGCAACAGTTCCAAGCGGGTGAAAACGTACTCAACAGGGCCAATACTTTGGAGGCGGCGGGTATATCCTCAAGCGCGGGGTTAAAAAATCAACTGGGGCTTCTTGAGGCGCTTGGTGGGGCTGCACCGGACAGTGCTATTGCCAAAGGATTTAAGCTGCAAAAACAAGAAGCCCAAGAGCCGATGCTGTTTAAAGTGTATACCGAGTCAGTGAGAGATTCGGTTAACGGCGACAAGTTCAAAGCGCAATATCCAGACTTTGCATCGTTCTTAGCGGATTTCAACAAACGTGGCGGTCTTGCCACATTGCCGGGGAGCGCTGCCACACCTACCGCACCCGTTGTACTGCCTCGTTGAAATAACGCATAATCGTAAGCGTGCGTTACAAGGGCCTCGCACAGCCCGTAACACTGCTAAGAGACTATGGCTAATTACATCCAGCTACCAAACGGCGCATACTACCCCGCATTGGAGGGTGAGGATTACCAGTCCACAGTCCGAGCAGCATACGCAAAGTACCCCGAAGCCTTTGGGGGCGAGAAAACTCCCGAAGAAACCCCAAAGTCTGGCTTCGTACCAGCGCTCAAAGCAGGGTTCTCAAGCCTCAAGGGCGACGTAGCTGCGCTTGCAGGACGTACGGGCCTCATGGGGCTTCCCGAGGCAGAGAGTTACATTGCCGAGCAGGAAGCCTACCAAAAGAAAACCTTTGCTCCCACGAAAGAAGGTTTTTTTGAAGCCCCGCTGGCCAATATTAGTGAGCTGGCTGGCGGCTCCCTGCCCTATATGGTGGCCCCGGTTGCGGCGGGTGCCGCGACACTTGCACTGCCGGTAACCGGCGTAGCCGGTACTGCGCTCGGTTTGGGTGCGGCAGGCCTAGCGTCTGCAGGGCAGTTCACCGGGTCGAACCTGACTCGCCAGATGGCACCGGGCGAAGGCATGGCTAAAAAAAGCCTTGGCGAAACAGACCTTACCGATGCCGCCCTAGCCGCCATCCCCCAAGCCGCGCTGGACACGCTGAGTATGCGGATGATCCCCGGCCTCGGCAAGATATTTGAGCGTGCGGGCGTTGACTTGTCGGCCAAAGCAGCTAAAGACTTAGCCAAGGAAGGCATCAAGAAAACGGCTGCGGACTACCTGCTGGCCACCGGCAAGACGATGGGCGTTGAAGGTCTGACCGAAGCTGGGCAGCAAGTGTTTGAGCGTATGCAGGCGGGTCTGGCCATCGACAACCCAACGGCCCGTGCAGAATATTTTGACAGTTTCATCGGCGGTGCCGTCCTTGGCGGCATCTTGGCCCCGGCTGGCCGGTACGTTGAACGCGGTCAAGAGCAAACCCGGTTCGATGTAGGCGCACGCGCTGAAGCTGCGAAGACCGCCCAACAGAACGCCGCCCAAGAAGCTGAACGCGCCTCCCAAGCCGCCGCTGAAGAAGAAATCTACAAGCAATCTCAACCACACATGGACCTAGTAGAGCAGCAGTACGCTGATCTACAGAGCAACTTTGCAGACCTCAAAGCGCAGGCCGCAATCAAAGTAGACCCCACCGATCTGGCCGGGATGGCTCGCTTGGCAGACGCCAAGAAGGCGCTCAAAGCGTTCATGTCCGACGAGGCCACCCGCAGCACCGTCCAAGAGTACAACCGCATTCAGAAGCTCAAGCCGCAGGTAGAGACAGAAGAGACAGAAGAGACCGAGCAAGAAGCGCCACCCGTTGCGCCTACCGAACAGCCTGCCGAACAACCAGCAGCCATCCCCCTTGCGGACACCCTAGCGCTGCTAGACGCGCACATCGAAGCCGTGTCAACCCAAGCGCAGGGCGCCGCCCCCGCGCAGATCGTTGAGTTTGGTGCCCAGCAGAAAGAGCTGCAAAACCTACGCACCAAGATCAACCGCGTCACGGGCGCTATGAACAAAGCCAACGAGCTTGGCAACCAAGTTTTAGCCGCTAAACACGCCAAGACGCTTTTAGATTTGCAAGCACAGGTCGGTGCACTGGGCACCCCCGCAACTGCGGGAACTGCGGGAACTGCGGGAACTGCGGGAACTGCGGGAATTGACAACGCGGATGAAACTGTGGTAAGTGCGGAGACTGCGCCCGAAGCCACCGGAACTGCACCGAAAGCACGCAAGCCAGCCAAACCTACGCCGCTCAAGCCCTACACTGGCATTACGGAGCAGGAACTGATGTTCCCCGAGACGGGGGTGGCCGAGTCCGTCATCAACGTTGGCCAAGGCAAACAGCCTGAACAGTCTCGGCAAGAACTGGTGGCGCAGTTCCAAGCTGCCAAGCAAGTACGCGACCGCTTGGGCATGCAAAACGCCGTTGAGCAAATACGTATCCTCGATGAACGCTCAAAAGCTCGTTCCGAAGGAGCCCGTGGTGTCGGCGTCCCTACGGGGGAGGTAACTTCCGCTGAGTTGGCACAAGATGTTGCGGGCCAAACCCCGGTTTCCGATACGGGCAAATTTGTACGCGGTGTCGCACCTGCGGTTGCACCCACCCCCGTTGCGGTTGACCTAAACAACCCAGACAGCCTTAAACGCGTGTACGGGACGGGAACACCCGAATTAACCGCTACCGGTTCACAACCCCCAGCGCGGGAGATGACCAACGCGGCAAAAGTTCGCACCACGCCCGACATCCTGCGCAAACAGATTGCCAACCTGCCAGCCCGCATCTCGCCCGAATCTGAGCAGTTGGTAAGCCGGTTACTGGGTAACTTCGATGAATTTACGGCAGACCCTGAGCGTATGCAGCTCACGGCGGGGTTTCTGCACGACCTTCGCACCGGCGTTCCGACCGCGCGTGCGCGTGATGTGGTCAGCGAACTTAACGCGCTGGAGACGGCTAAGACCGCTCAAGCCCCAACCCTGTTCGGTGAAGAGGAACTGCCGGTAGTTGAAGGCCCTCGTAAGCCGTTGCCGGTGCTTGGGTACTCAGAACAAGCGCGGCCACCCAAACCTTTTCCGCATCAAAGAGACACCCCCGAGTCGGAAAAAGTCATGGCGGAACTTGAAGCCGAACGCAAAGCGCTGGACAAAGAACGCGAAAACGCCCTGCAGAAAGCTACGACCGAAGCCGACAAGCGCGAACGTGCTGCGCTGCAAGAAACCAACGATGCCGCTGTGCGTTACAACGCATTGGAAAAAGAGCTGGCAGACGGCATTGCCCCAATCTACGCCAGCTACGTAGACGCACAGCGCAATCCCGGCCCGGACAAGGCGCAGGCAGAAAAAAGAAAGCTGGACACGGCGTTTGCCTACACGACGGCGAGAGAAAACAACCGGGTCACTTTGGCGGAAGCTAAGCAAGCAACGGACGACACCAAAGCCGCACTCGAAAAAGTCAGGGGCGAGAACACGCAGTCGATCACCGACGCCACCACCGCCATTGACACCGCGCAGCAGAAAGCGCGTGAGGCGCTGCTGAACAAGGGCAAGGGCGCAGAAGTTGCCCGCACCAAAGCCAAGGTGGCCGCGCCCGCCCCGGCACCCGTGCCAGAGAAAACAACTTCGCTCGTTGACCGTGAGAACGCTGACGCCGCCAAACGCAAAGCAGAGAACGAGCGTGCCGAGCGCCTAGCTGCCATTCCCGGCGAGTCCGTATCTTTTGAAGCGCACCGCCAAGCCCTTGAAACTTTGGATGATGTCGGCCCACGGTTGGATGATTTGGTTGCCAAAGCTGCGGATGAGACTTTGCCGGAACCCACACGCAATAAAGCCAAGCGCGAGATCAAGAAACTGAGCCTTGCCCGTAAGTTCTTGGAGTCCACAGGCGAAGGCAACGGTGAGTTGCGTTTGCAGGCCGAAGAAGAGATGGCAAAACTGCGAGAAAAGATCGGTACGCAGTCAAAGGCTGTAGTCGAGAACCCAACAAAATCACGCAAGCAAGAGTTGGCCAAATCCAAGCGCCGCGAAAGAGAGTTGGTCGCGTTGGTCAAAAGTTTCAAGTCTCGTGCCGAGCGTGTAGCTATTAAGACGCCTACGGACAAAACCCGTCAAGCTGCGGAAGACCGCGCTGAGCGCTTCACCCAGTTAAACGATGCGCTGAATATCGAAGGCACAACTGGCGCTCTTCCTGCCCGCAAAGTCGGCCCCGTAGTTCGCAAGGCGCAGGCCGCAGGTAACACCCGCACAGGAGACAACGCAACCACGGAAGAGCGCACTATCGACCCCGGCCTGAAGCCAACGGAAGGCGGGGCAGTCAAGCCCCCAACGCTCGACCAAGCTGTAAAAGACGCGAACGAACTGGCAAAAGAAAAAATCGACAATCGCAAACCGTTGACAGCTAAGGACGTTGCAACGGTGGACTTGCGGCAGCATTTTGCTTTGTATGAAGCTGCCCAGAACATGCGCCGGGGGCTTGAACGAAACCTTGCAGACCTCGATGCAACGATGGCCCGTGCGGCCCAGTCGGCAACCCCCGCTGCAAAAGACACCATTTTGCGTAAAGAACGCCTTCAGAAAAAAGCGGATATTGAACGCGATATAGCTATATCTAAAGCCAACGAAGCTCGCCTCGGCAAACTGTATGGTGCGGAAGAGGTGGTAGAAGCTGTAAAAGTGGTAGTGCCGAAAGGAAAGAAAGCAAAAGCGAAAAAGACACGTTCGCAAGTGTTTGACGAGAGCGAAGACCTCGAAGCTTTTACGGCACCCAGCCAGTTTGACGCTACTCGCATTTCCACGCCGCTGTCGGCACAGGCTGTTGAGATGGCGCGGGATGGGCGCATCCTTGATTTGGTGGCTGAGCTTGCTAAGAACGGTTCGACCCCGGCCATTCGGGCTACTGCAGCCAAGCTGCGGCCCATGTTGATGCGTACCAAGCTGTCCGTGGACGAGGACGTTAACTACAAAGGCGAGTCGGTGGCGGGGCTGTACGACCCTCAAGACAACAGTATCACGATGCACCCGGACGGGTTGACTGAAGAGGACGTGTTGCACGAAATGGGGCACGCGGCTACGGACCGTGTATTGCTGGCAGACCCGGCGACATTGACGGCAGACCAACGCGATGCACGTAAAGGGCTTGAGGCGTTGCACGCCAGTATTGCCAAGAGCGACTTGTTCAAGGGTGAGCAAGGTATTGCTGACGTACGCGAGTTTGCCGCAGAGGTCGAATCCAACAAGGGCTTCCGCAATAAGCTGGACTCCGTGGGCAAGCCGACCACGCTCTTGCAACGAGTGCTGGGCTTCTTCAAGCGCATGTTGGGTATGCAGACCGCGATGTCCAGCAAAGAAGCGCAAGCGCTAGTTGACCGCATACTGTCTCCGTCACGCAAACTGGCGGCTAAAGCAGCGCCTAGCATGTTCCGCAAGGGTGCTCAATACGAGTCCAACGACGCTCTGTCCGACTTAGCTCAAAGTGCTGTTGCACAACCCCAAACTTTGCGTGAGAAGGCCGGTTCCAACAAAGCGCTGCGGTTCGAGATGGAAGTGTCCGACATGCGGGCAGGCGTTATCAAGGCGCTGAACAACGCTGTCGCCGACCCGAACACTATGGGCAGCACGCGGGAGTTCCGTCAGGCCGTGTTCAGCATCACCGCAGCCGATCAGAGCATGTCTGTTACCCAGATGTCGCTCAACACTGGCCCCCCTGAAATGTTCAAGGACTCCAAGGGGTACTACGAAGTACGTAGCTCCAAGAAGAATGATGCTGGCGCTGTGTTTGACGCCGTGCAGGACATCCCAGACACCTACGGCAACACCGAAGCCAAGATGGGGCTGGCGTCCGCGTACATGATTGCCCAACGGGCAATGAACAAAGGCTTGAAGAAGCTGGACTTGGGCGCACTGGGCGTAACTGAAGCAAAACTAGCTGCCGCTATGGCTGCAGTCAACGCTGACCCCAAGCTGAAAGCCGCGCTGGAGAATGTACGCGCCAAGTACAACGCCTACAACCGGGGCATGATCGAGTGGCTGTCCTCACCGCAGGTAGCGGCCATTACGCAGGCTGACGCTGCAGCGTACCTAAAGGACGAGGACTACGTTCCCTACTACCGCGTTCGTGCAGACGGCGTAGCGGAGCTGGTCTTTGGCGGCGAGAAGACGATCACGATTGGCGACATCCGCCACCAGCCGTACCTTGCCGAACTCAAAGGCGGCAACGACAAGATCATGCCCTTGGACCAGTCGATCATGCGTAACACCATGCTGCTGGTCACCAAGGGCATGAGCAACATGGCCATGAAAAACGTAGGCTACGCCATGCAGGCGGCAGGCCAAGGTCTTGGCCCCGTGGACAAAACAGGCAAGCCAACCAACCTGATGCCTATTTTCTCTGGCAAAGGCCCCGCTGATGCCAGCGTTATCCGCTGGACGCAAGAACCTGACCCTAAAAAGCCTGCGGACACGGGCGACCGCTGGCTGCGCGTACAGACCAACGACACGATGTTCGGCGGTGTCCCTGCCGAACTGATTATCAAGTCGTTGGAGGGCGCACACCTGACGCTGCCTGCGTTCCTGAAATGGGGCGGTATCGCCGGTGACTTGCTGCGTTCAGGCGTGACGCGCACGCCCATCTACTTGGCTCGCCAGTTGTTCCGCGACCCGTTTGCAGCCACGGCCACCTCCGGGCTGGACTACGGCCCCGTCACGGCCATCTTCAAGGCCAACCGGGAGTTCCTGAAGATTGTGGCGGGCAAGAGCGAAGCTGGCGCTAAGATGATCGAGAAAGGCTTGCTGCAGTCCGGGCTGTTCGAGGGCGACCCGGCCAACATGTCCAAGATCGCGCTGCAGTTGGCCGGTGAGAAGTCCCAAGGGGTGCTCGACAAGTTGTTCGCCAAGGCCGACAGGCTGGCGCTGCAAGCCGACGCCGCTACCCGTGCGCTGATCTACGAGAACGCCCTCAAGAACGGCCTGTCCGAAGTCGAGGCCAGCCACTCAGTGCGCGAGTCGATGAACTTCTCCAAGCGCGGGCTGTCGCCCACCGTGCAGTACGCCAGCCGCATGATACCTTTCTTCAACGCGCAGATTCAGGGTTTGAGCGTGCTGTTCAAGGCGGCGACGGGCAACATGCCCGCCAACGATGTGCTGAAGATCAAGCGCAAGTTCTACAACAACGCCATGATGCTCACGGGGTTCGGCATAGCCTACGCGATGGCTATGGACGACGACGATTATTACAAGAACGCCAAGCCGAGAGACCGGTACACGAACTTCTTTGTGCCCCTGCCGGGTGTGGACGAGCCGCTCAAGCTGCCCATCCCCTACGAGTTTGGTTTCTTCTTCTCCGCAGGCGTGGCGTTGGCGGACGCCATCAAGGGCGAGGTGGATACCCCGCAGCAACTGCGTGCGATCAAGGACATGTTCGTCGGCTCTATCCCCGGCGCTAGCAGCAACTTTGCGCCGCAGATCATCAAGCCGATGGCCGAGATATATGCCAACAAGAGCTTTTTCTCTGGCAACGCAATAGAGTCCGAGCGCCAGCGGAAGCTGGACCCCGAGGCACGGTACAACGCCCACACCACGGAAGTCGCCAAGTGGATGGCCACGATGGTTCCGGTTTTGTCCCCCATCCAGATCGAGCACATCGTGTCCGGCTACTTGGGGCAGATACCTTTGATGGTGGTGGCAACCACAAATGATTTGTTCCGCGACGGCAAAACAGAACCTACCCGCAAGCTGTCTGAGATGCCGCTGATTGGCAGCTCGTTCCAGCGCAAGTACGGTGGCGAGGAAGCGGACGTTGTGTACAAGCTGGCTACGGAAGCTTCGCAGGCCAAACGCACTTTCGACGACTACCGCAAGACAGGCAAAATCCAAGAAGCCAAGGACTACCTGCAGGAGCACCGCGCTGAGATTGCTGTTGCCCCAATGGCAATGCAGTACCAAAAGGTCATGGGGGCGCTGCGTACGCAGGAAGAAATAATCCGCAACTCCAAAGCGTCTTCGGACGCCAAAGAAAAACGGATCGACGAGTTGAACGCCCAGCGCCAGCTACAGTCCGAGCGCTACCTCAAGGCCATCAGGCGGGCGCAAGATGCCTCCGGTAAAACCACACCCCCATAAGGCCAGCGCGGATGCCCACCTTGGCTTGGGCATCAAACACACGCAGGAAGACGGCCCGTTTAAGGCCGTCTTCCCTAACCGCTTCGGGGTCTAGGCAGGGGACAAAGAACCCCTGCCCGCGCTCAACCTTTTCCCAAGGGTAGGAGGGGTTCAGCGCCATCGTCTTCGTTCAGTGGGCGGCTTATCTTTATGGCAGCTACGCGCATCAAGGGGCCGTTGGTCCGGGCCATCAAGTCCTTGCGGGGGTTGTACGAGACTTCCATGTGTGGGTGCACCTCCAACTGCTTCTTAAAGTCAGCGTAGCCAAAGCTCATGCTGGAGCAGAACGTCCGCAGCACACGCTCCTCGATGTACAGGTCTGAGCAACCCGGTGTCAGGCCGTTCTCCACACGCCCCTGCACGGAAGTCCGCGTTGTCGTTTTGTCGATTGCCGCGCCGTCCCCCATCTGCGCCAAGACGCCGCCCGAAGCACCGAAGTTCACCGTGACGAAGTGGCCGTTGTTCTCGCGGATGAAGGCGTTCAGGATGTCCTCGGCGGTGCGCTTGTTGCTGTTCACGGCCTTACGCATGGCGTCTATGCGCCTGCCAAACGCCGCAATGATCTCGGGCATGGGGATGTTGACGATCCCCGCGTTGTTGTCGCTGAACAATATGCCTGCCGCAATCGCTGTGCCCACGCCTGCCATCCAGAAGCGCTCGTCGTTGGGGGCCTTGAACTGCAGGTACATCTGCCGTACCACATCAGGAACCATCTCAGCGATCTTGTCGAAGTTGTCCACCAAGTACTGCGAAAAGATGTCGCCAGCCACGCCGTAGTTCTGCGCCAAGGACTTGATGATCTCAATCTCATGGGGTTCCCACACCAGCGTGGTGTCCATATCGAACTCGATGACCCGGCGAATCTCCCCCTCGGATGCGTGCTTGCGGGTGCCAAGCAGCGTGTCAACCACGTAGGTGTTCGAGGACATCAGCGCGTTCGACATCCATGTGGAGTTGTTGAGGCGCTCTTTGTTGGTGCCTGCCTCCATGCGCTCCTTACCCCGGCCCTCGGTCATGTCCAGTAGGAACTCGGTGAACCACTCAGGAGACACGCGGTTCTTGCTGGTGATCTCGTCGGTGATGAGGGGTAGGCTGCTGAGCATCCCTAGCCGCTGCTGCATGGCTACCGCCGACGTACTCTTGCCCGTCCGGTAGTGCACCGGGTGACCCCAAATTGACGCCGCGCCTTCGAGCGCCAGCGACTTGCCTGTGCCTGAGTACGTTGACGCGCAGTGGAACGTCATGCCGTAGATGCCGGTGAACTTCATCAGCGGTGCGGCAGCGCCCACCAAGATAATCGCCAACTGGTCGTACAGCTTCTTCTGGATCAGCAGGTTAATCACGTTGCGCCAGCCCTGTAGAGTGCCAGTGGGTTGCGTGTTGTTCACGATGTTCTCCAGCCCGACCATAGGTATCTCCACGGGCTTGACCTTGGGTGCGTAAATCCTGCCTGCATACACGAAGGTGTTGTCCTTCTGCCAGCCGTAGCTCGCAGGTACTTTGACGGGTAGCTTCTCAATGCTCATTTTCTCAACGCTCGCTCGTATGTAATCAAAAAAGTTCTTGTCGTTGCCAGAGCCAAAGGCGGCAAGGATGTTCTGCGTGGCCAAGCTCTTCATCGTCTCGTCTTTGCTGACGCAACTGCGCTGTGGCAGCAAGACCGTTTGCGTCCCTTCCGGGCGCAACGCCAGCATGTGCACCACATGCTCCCCGGCGCTGTCGAGGATGTTGATGGGAAACAGGTCGTAGCTAAGCAGCAGCGTGAGCTTCTTGGACTCCGTGCCGTCCTCATTCTCCGAGCGCTTCTCAATGTACACGCCACCATTGCGCCCGTACGCATAACCAAACGGGGCCTCGGGGCGCAGTATCTTGCGAAACGTGTCCGACCCGGTGACCTCTACTTCCTTTGCCTCTGTAACGACAGCCGTATCACGCCCCAGCGCCAGCGGGTTTGTAATCTTTCCCCAGTGCTTGCAGTTGGTGCAAACGCCGGGGTTCTCCGAGTCAAACTTGGTGCACGGGTACGGGCCTTTGATCTCGGCCAGCTTGGCGTACATCCGGTTCGTGTCGTAGGGGTGCAGCCCGCTCAACCACGTAGCTGCACGCTCGCCATCCTCGCACTTCTGTGCGATGCTCAACATCCCCCGCCACAGCGGCTCCATCCCGTCGTTTTCGGCGTTCAGGACATAGGACTCTAGCTGCCCGCAGCCATCACCCTTCTTAGTGCGCTTGTAGATGTTGCCGAACTTGGTGATGCTGTTGGCAAACATCTGCACGCCCGTTGTCGTCGGCGCACTCTTGGGCCGCTGTCCGGGTAGCATGAGCGCGGTGCTTGGCGTGGGCTTCGCGGCGTGTGCGATAGGCACTAGGTGGCTTTCCAGCAGGGCGCGGATGTCCTCGATGTCGAAGAAGCCCCCGCCGTGCATGAACCGCACCCTAGTCTCGCCGCGCACGCGCTTGCCACTCTTGACGCCCGTGTTGACCGTTGCTGGTACGCGCAGCACCCGCGCTGCATCGCCCGTCACTGTGGGGTCGATGCCGAGTTTCTTCTGCACGCACAGGCGCTTGAACGCTTCTGCCACAGGCTTCCACTCCGCGATCTCCACAGCTTCCCGCAGGGGCCAGTAGGCGTGCACGCCGCCCCCCGAAGCCACCATCCACGGCTCGCCTAGCCCCGCCAGTCCCACCTCGGCGGAGAACTCCATGATGGCCTGCGCGGCAGCGCGTGCCGAGGGGTACGCCTTGGGCTTGAACTCCCCGTGCTCATCTGGCAAATCTTTCGGGTGGTTGCAGTCGATGTCGATGGCAATGCACTTGGCCATCTGGGTGTTGGTGGCAAGGCGCTTGTCAGCGCTGCCAAACGTGCTCAGTCCAAAGTAGACATCAAAGTTCGACTTCTTCCACCGCTCTACCGCTACCTGCGCTTCCTCCAGCGTATCCGCATACACATGTTCCTTCTTCGTCAGCTCTGCCACACAGTAACGCCCGTTACCGGGAGGTGGCAAAACCGCCGCTAGAAAATCAAGCGGTTCCATAGGTGCCCTAGGTTACTGTGCGTCGGCGTCTACGAAAGCAACGAAGCGCTTGACCAGCTCCGTCACCCATTCAAAAGGCAGCTCCGAGGCGGGGTACAGTGTTGCGTAGTGCGCCAGCTCCTCGTCGGTAAGAATCCGAGGGTTCAGGGCTTCAAGTTGTACTCTTTGCATATTCTTCTCCATGCTTCATCCGCCGTCTTTGACGAGGACATTATTGTTAGTAGCAGTTCGACACGGTTCTGGTATGCCACAAAGACATCCCTACCCTCGAACCAGTTGTAGACGGTTTGGCGCGTGACCCCAAGCGCGATGGCGATCTTCGTCACGGGGAAGTCCAAGTGAATGGCCCAACGCCCAAGACGATTGCCCATCGTCTTGGGGGACGCCGCAACAAGGTCTATGATTTTTTGTGAGTAGGCCATAGTAATGAGGGGGCCGAAGCCCCCGAAACTCTTACTCGTCGTCCCAGTCAGACACGATGTCTGCGAGGCTGGCTTTGCCAGCGGGCACTGCGGTTGCCTTGGGTGCGGCTTTACGCACTTCGGGCTCCGGTGCAGTGTCTTCTTCGACCACAGGCGCTGGCGCGGGTGCTGGCTTGGCCTTCTTGGCGGCAGGCTTGGCTACCGGCGCGGGTGCAGGAGCCTCGTCCTCGTCGTCCTCATCAACCACGGGCGCTGGCGCGGCCTTTGCGGGGGGCTTGCCAGCGATAGCCAGCGGAGCGGCCTTCGCGCCATCCGTTGCAGCCGCGCTCGAACCGACGGCCTTCGTAGCGTCTTCGCTGTCGGCTTGGTCTTTGATGGTGTCGTACTCGGCATCGGTCAGCCACCGCGTAGGCGCGAAGTGCAGCTTGGGCGACTCCGACTTGGTGTCGAACTTCATGCGGGTCACGATCTGCTCCGGGTTAATCGGAGGGTTCTGTGCTGCAAGGTACCGGGCGAAGGACTGCAGGGGGTGCTTGTCACCTTCTGCCTTGCCGAAGATCGACGTAGCGGGCAGGATCATCTGCAGCACATCGCCGCCCATGTCGTTCTCAAGCACCACGGCCAGACGCTGTTGGTAGCGGCAGGCGCGGCTGTTGCCCGTACCCGAACCGGCTTGGTTCTGCGGGCAACGCAGGCAAGTCTCGGACTGCTTGTTCTTGGCCGAAGCGTCTGGGCGCTCGCCGTCGTTGGAGGTGCAGTCGGGTGCCGAAGCGGCAGCATCGGGGTTCCACGCAGCCGCATAGAACTGACGGCTGACCTTTGGCGCTGCCTTGACGATGACCACATCCAAGAAGCGGTCGTCGATGGCGGTGATCTCTTTGCCGTTGTCCAGCAAGCGGAACACGCCGCCCTTGATGGATATGCGCTTGCCGCTGTTCGATCCGCCGCCCGTGAGGGCCATGGCAGTGTCTGACAGGGTGTTGTTGCGGGCGAACGCTGGTACGTTCGAGGGGTTGAATAGAGCAATTTTACTCATGGGGTTCTCCTCAGTTGGAAGGCTTGGTTACGCGGATTTCAAAATCCGAAAATGCGTTCAGGCCGGGTGGCACTGAACCGGGGTTGTCCGCCAAGAACTGCGCCATGTTGGTCTGGGCAATTCTTTTCTCCAGCAAGTCAACGGCATCGTTCGCAACAATGAAGTCTTTGAACGCGTCCCAGTCTTGCGTGGAGTAGCGGGTCTTCTGCACCATCGACACCGTGCCGAAGGTGGTGTTCACAGTCTTCACGCCGAGCGCTTGCATCTGGTCTTTCATTGCAAACTTCAGCGTGTTCTGCTTCTCTTTCAACTGCTCGACCTTGGTGTCATAGTCCTTGGTCAGCTCGTCAATTTCGGCCTTTATCTTGCGGTAGATGCGGGCCAGTTTATCCATCGGGATCATGTCTTCAGTCATTTTGCTTTCTCCTTTGTGTGTCTATCGTTTGACAAGTGTAACGTGATTTTTAGCGTCTGCAACTCCTTTCTTAAGAATTTATTTCTGTCTCAAACATCTGGGTCAACGTGAAGTTATCCACAACCTTTGTGGATAAAGCTGTGAACATCTTCTTCTCTACGGGGCTGCTCTCGATGTGGATAACCGTCACCTTGCCTGCGTCTTGGCCTTTGCGATCCGCCCGTGCAATGCACTGGATGTACTGCTCGACCGACATCAGCGGCCCATAAAACACTACCGTGTCCGCTGCGGTCAGGGTGATCCCGTGCGCCGAAGCCTGCGGCTGCATGACCAGCACGCGAGGGTCTTGCTCGTTCTGAAAGCGTCGGATTGTATCGGCGCGTTTGTTGGGCGTGATGCCGCCGTGGATCAGCTCTACGCGGAAGCCTTTCTTGGTGAGGTGGTTGTGGATGCTGTCGATGCTGCTGCGGAACATGGCGAAGATCAGCACCTTGCGATCCGTCTCTTCCAAGATTTCCTCCAGCACAGACAGCCGGGGGCCAGCATCGAACTCCACCACATCCTTCTCGTCCGTGTACACCGCGCCGCAACTTATCTGCAGCAGCTTGCTCAAGCCCGACGCTGCGTTGACCGCTGTGATTGTTTCGCCTGCGGCCTGTATCGACATCCGATCCTTGAGCGTGTTGTAGTACTTGGACTGTTGGGGCGTCATGGGCACCAAACGGGTCGTGGTGAGCACGGGCGGCAAGTCTAAGCACTGGGCCTTGGTAAAGCGTATCGCGGGCTGTAGCGCCTCGTGGACGATCTGCGGAGCAGTGGCTTTCGCCGCCCATTTGAACATCGTGACCTTGTGCATCACCTTGTCCCGCCACGCCGTGAAGAACCGGGGTATCCCGTTGGGGTTGACCAGCTTGGCTAGGCCGTACGCGTCCGCTGGGGACTGCGAAGCAGGCGTACCCGTCATCATCCACAACCGCGTCTCAGGGGTCAGGATGCTCGCCAGCGCTTTGAAGCGCTTGGTCGTAGGGGTCTTGTAGGCGTTCGCCTCATCAACGATCACCAGATCGAACCGGCCATCGTTCCTGACCTCGTTGGCGATCAGGTTCAGCCCGTCGTAGTTGGCGATGACGAACTCGAAGTCCTGCTGCACCATCTCGATACGGCGGCTGGCCTGTGCGTGGTGCGCCACAATGGCAGACCTGTGGATGACGCTGCTGCTCAAGTCCCCCAGCCAAGCGCTCTGCATGATGGACAGCGGGCAGAGCACCAACACGCGCCGGACTTTGCCGATGCTCATCAGGTAGTCTGCGGCCCACAAAGCGCTCAGCGTCTTGCCTGTACCCGGCTCGCTGAACACGAACGCCTTGCGGTGAATGGTCAGGAAGTCTGCTGTCGCCATCTGGTGCGACATGGGCGTGTACCGCCCCGGCCAACCGTACCTGCCGTTGATAGGCGAAGGTACATCTTTGACACCTAAGTTTCGTAAGACCTGAACCTCTTCCAACCCCCAGTAAACCAGTATCTCAAACGTCCCATCTTTTTCAGAGAGGACTTTGTGTTTGGGAATTAAATGGTATTTATCTGGGTTTCTGGTTTTGAAGAGTAGCGCTTTGTTCTCGATGACTTGCATTTGCTTCTCGTGTTTTTATTTGATGCTGTGGTCACTGTTGCGGTCGAACGTCCTGTTGGCGGATGCTGTCTTGACGCGCAGGTTGCTGCGGGTTGTTGCACCGCCTTTGCTCACGGGCTTTTTGTGGTCAACGTCTTTGCCGTCGCCCTTGTGCACCAGCCCTTCTTTTGCCATGATGGCGCGGGCCTTGTTGCGTGCCGCACGTTTCTTGATAACGTCTGGGCGCTGTGCATACGGCGGGTATGTGTCGCGGTCTGCGGGATTTTTGTATGGCATGAATGTTCCCCTTCAGTGTTTAGGGTGGTGTACACAAGTGGTGACTGGGCACCACGGGCAAAGGGGTGAGGATTTGGGGTTCCACACGCCCGTCTCGTGCGCCTGTTCAATACGGGCAATGCGCTTGCGGTATGACCACCACTCGCCCGCTGCCTGATCGACGCCTACGCTTATCTTAACCATATCGTTTTTCACGACAAAGAGCAATGCAGCGTTGACCTTGCGAATGTGTGGGAAGTGCGCGAACACCATGATGGCCATGAGCTTGAGCTGTTCACGATCCGGGTACTTGTTGTTGCCCGTCTTGTAGTCCACCACCCATGCCGTCAGGTTGTCGTCGTCCATGATGATGAGGTCGGCGATACCGCGCACCCACACCTCCGGCCCCGTCCACCCGCACGGCTGCAGGTCGGTAGTCAGCGCCATCTGGTACTCCACTAGCTTGCGTCCGGGCTTGGCCTTGAGCGCCTCAAGCGTATCGGCAATGAAGTCGAACTGCTTGGGCAACGGCTTGCCTTCACCGATGTAGTCCTCGGCTGCTTTGTGCAGCTCCGTTCCGTACAGCGTTGCCTGCGTCTCCGTGAACTTGTGCTTCTTCAGCACCCGCACCTCGTGGTACTTCTTGGGGCAGGACTCGTAGTCCTTCAGCGCTGAGTGTGACCAGACGACTTTCATTAAAACCTCGCGGAGTCGATGGCTCGTGACAGCCGGTGGGCGAACTCTTTAACGAACTCTTCGTTACGGTTCAGGTTGTGCCGCCCCATGTCTTCAAGGACGGCGTGTGTCAGCTCGTGCCAGAACGTGTCCCGAACCTCGGCATCGGCAAGGTACCGCCCCGAGTTAGGGTGCTTGGTGGCGATCTTGATGCTGCGCTCAGCGTAGTGCGTGCGCCCCACGCAGTTCTTCTCGATCAGCGCTTCCACCACTTCGACCGAATACATCTTCTGGCCTACCCGCATCCTGCGCGGGAACACGGCTTTTATTTTTGTTGTCATCTGCTTCTCCTATCCTTTGGCTAATCCGTATCTACGGTGAGCACCACCGTCAGCGGCTAGGGGAATCCCCGGCATGTATTTCGGCTCCATAGTCATTTGCGCCAAGACCCAAGTCTTAGCGAAATCAACCTCTTCATCAGGCACAACGGCAATAAGCTCATCGTGCACAGTCCCAGCCACAAAGTATTTTTTTGACACCCGTAGCATACCATCAGTCATGACGATCCGTGCGGTCGCCTGCGTCACGTTGTTGGCGATCTTGCCTGCGTACAGTTTGGTGGCGTCAACCCCGTACACCCACTCAAGCTCACCCTTCTTGCCCTCCACCTTCTGCTGCTGGCGCAGGTCGGGGTACAGCAGCTTCATGCCGTTGGGCAGCTCGATCTCTTCCTTGCGGAACGTCAGGCACTTGTACGTAAACTCCTTGCCGCCGAACAGCGAAGTCTGGATCAGGCCCGACAGCATCTCCCAGAACGAGACGACCTGATGCGCGGTCTGACGGTAGATGTCGATGATCTTCTTGGCAGCTACGCAGTGGATGAGCAGCTCCCGCTCGGTGCAAGTGTGGGGTATCTCGGACATCTTGAGCAAGTTCTCCTCCCAGTCCATGAACTTCTGCACGTACGCCTGCGTCACGCCCAACTGCAGCGCCTCGGCCTTGGAGTAACGCAGCGGCGGAGCGCCAAGGAACCCCACCAGAAGCTGCGCTGCGAACGATGCCCAGCCCAACCCATACCCAGCCCCCAGCAACGCGCTCTTGGCCGACTGGCGGTGCACCGGGTGGCTTTCTTTGGTCATGTCGGGGATCGAGAACATCTGAGCGCCGAAGGCAGCGTACGGATCGCCACCGGCATTGAAGATGTGCAACATCTCGTCATAGTCCGACAGCCACGCCAGCACACGCGGCTCGATCTGGGACAAGTCGCCGACCACCAATTGATGCCCTTCGGGGGCCATGATCGCTTTACGCAGGAACGACCCGCGCTTGAGGTTCTGCATGTTGATGGCGCTGCCCTTGCTGGCCGTCCAGCGGCCCGTGGCTGCACCGTAGTAGGACAGGGGTACCGGTAGGGTGCCCCGGCCTGCGATCTCAAGGAAGCGCTGCGCCCGTGTGCGCTCCGTCGTGGACTTGACCTTGAGCCGCGCCTCACACAGCGCCCGCACATCGTCGTTGGTTCCGTTGAGCATGGCTTGGAACATGGCGTCGGTCTTGGCGAACGCGTAGTTCTCCCCCACAGGGTTGGGCGTCTTGACCGTGGGCTTCTTTCTCTTCGTGGGCGACGGCATACCCACGGCCTCCAGCAGCGCGGCGAACTGCCCGTTGCTTGCCAGTGCGGCGTCCGTCACACCCAAGCGTTGCAGCAGCTCCTCACGCTTCTCCTTCTCCTCTTCCAGCGCGTTAGCCAGCATGAGCTTGTCCAACTGCAGGGTAGGCTGCGTGTACATCTTGAGCGTCATGTCGATAAGGCGTAGTTCCGACTTAGGGTAGCCCGCCGAGAGTCTTTTGAATATCTCTTCGCAGAGATATACGTCGTGCTTGCAATACTCAGCAAGTTCTCTTTCAACCTCACGCTCAAGGCTGGCATGTCCATCCGTAGAGTGTACGGCTGTCCCTTTTGGGGGAAGACCAAAAGCCTCTGCAAGTTTGGCGAGGGAATTGCCAGCTTCCACGCCTCGTAAAGCTCGTGCCATTGACAGCGTGTCGAAGATGAAGCAGGGGTGTACTCCGTATACCCATTCGAGAATCGAAACATCGAATTGGGCGTTATGCGCAAGGATTGCTGTCTTAGTCCAGTCGTAGGTCGATAGGATTCGATGAAGCTCATCTCCTCCATACCATTGAGTAATTGCATCGGTGCCGTATTCATGTAGGCACGCTCCGAATGCAAGGAATTTCTCATTGCGTATGTACTCCTCGGTTGTCATCTTGCTGAGCGTGTATGGCTCGGCTGTCCATGACGTTGGTTTAGTAGACCACCGCGTCTCGAAGTCCACGGTGATGATGGTCTTAAAAGGCTGGCTCAATGCATTTCTCCCTGTTCTGGTTTGTCGCCAATAAATGTTTCGTGCATACTGGTGTAAGCGGTCGCCAGCATCTCAATCATGTCCACCATCTCGACGTTCACAGACAGCACGACCATCTGCTTGCCCGCGCCGTGTATCATCACGCTGGGGCGTTCGTCTTCATTGGCGAAGCTGGCCGACAGCATCTCAAACATACGCACCATGTGCGTTGCCCCCTCGATGCCTATCGTTTCCAGCCTCCCGTCGATCACGGCGCTGAGTGCCCGGAATTCTTTTTTATCCATGTGATGACCTCCTTCACCTCGTCGATGTTGTTCTCGTTAACGACCATAGCCTTTCCGCCGTGGATGTTGATGGCCATGATCTCCCGGTCTTGCAGCGCTGTCGTCTTACCCTTACCTGCCTTCAGCTCGATGGCCAGAAAGAACCCCCGCACGCAGCAGATGATGTCGGGGATACCCGCACGCCCGAAGCCGTTGGCCGCAGGCATGAAGTAGTACACCCCCTCGGCGTCCAGCACCTTGCGTACTGCGGCTTTGACTTTGCCTTCAGGCGTCACGCTTGTTCTCCTTCATCAGTTTACGTGCCGCTTCCAGCGCGGCCTTGGTGTTCAAGCGCTCTTGCTCCAAGTCGTACGCCAGCTCCTGCATACGGATGTACGCATCAGTTGCAAAGTCGGCTAGGTTCTTGTTGCTCCACGCCGCGAAGTTGGGCGTGTCTTCAGGCTCTGTCATTTGGTTTCCCCATCACTTTGTTAATTTGTTCCCGTATCCACTCGGGGCCCAGCCGCGCCAGTGTAATGCGTTGGCTTTGGGTCAGCTTGATTGAGTAGACGATGGTTAGCGGTTCGCCTACTCGCTTTGCTTTGGCAATGCGTTTGCCTCTCATTGGTTCTCCTTTATCATTTTCTTTACGTCGTCCACCGTCAGGCCAAGCTCGGCCAAAGCGGCGGGTTGAATAAGCAGCTTAGTTGGCTTTAGCGTTATCGTTTCATCGGGTTGCTCAAGCATCTGCTGAATCTCTTTCAGCGCTTTTGTAAGACCCGCTTCAGTTAAGTCAGTCATGGCGTCCCCCTGATACTGTGCAGAACGTGCACAAATGTTTGATAGTCCGTTGCGGTGCTGAACCGCACAGGGTCTTTGTCATAGGTGTCGTGATTCAGCGCCGTGCCATCGTGATCAACTCTGGCTAGGTTTTTCTCCCAGATGCGGATCGCATGGTCTAAACGCTCTTCAATTGTTTGTTCTGACCGTTTCTTCATGTTCTTTTCCTCGGCAAAGGGGCAAAATGTGTCCAGAATTGTGTCTCACCGGGGCGATGTGCATACTGCCCCATTGTTGCTACTCCGCTACGCCCAAGCAGCAAGACCTTGACCCCGGTGGGCGTGTTCTCGTCAATCGGTATCCAGTAATAATCATCGGCTACCACTGCCGTGCGGGTGCTGTCCAGTCGGTACTTTATCTCACGCGCAATGCGCTCAAACTCGTCGTCTTCAGTGATCATTTTTAGCTTTCAATTTGGCTTCCACAGTACGGGCAAATTCAATCCACTTGCTGCCGTAAACATTGACCTTGTCAAACAAATCAAGTATCTCTTCTTCCGTCAGACCTACCCACTCACGCTGTGAGCAAACGTGACCGCAGCGGGGGCAGTCAACCTGCTCTGGCTGTGCTGCGGGTGGGGTGGTTTTGCGCCTAAAACTTGGCAAACACTCGCTGGTGCCGCAGGCTCCGTCAGCGTGTCCAGCTTCTCCGCAGTCAGGTATTGCCACCGGCCCCTGCTCTGGCTGTGCCAGTGCGGTAAAAAGATGCTCTCGCGCTTCTTGTGCGATTGTGTTGCCGAGACTGTTGCCATCTTGGCTGCCATTGCCGAGCTTGGATAGTTTGTCCAACGCCTTTAGCGCCAGAGTTGCGGCTTGTCTTAAGTCAGTCATTCTGCATCCTCCCATTTCCAGCCAAGCAATTGCTCAGTGTTTTTGATTTGCTCATCCGTTGGTTTGTGATACACGCCAAACTGCGTTTTTAGTGCTGCTTGCGCGTACAGTACCCAATAGCCAACAGGTTTAGGGTGCTGGCTAATTGTGTACGTGGTTTGTCTTAAGTCAGTCATTTCATGTTCCTTCCAATTTCTGCTGCTGCCCTTGTGATGGCACGGCGGGTTGTTGCACTCATATCGTCTGCGTTATCTGACGCCTGTTCGTACCAGTTTTCTCCTTGCCATTTCCATGCTGTCGCACTGCCGCTGTTGATCTGTATAAACAATCCCAACTTCACCGCCAGCCGCAGCGCATCGCCATCGTCGGTGAGGGGGTTCCATTGGTTAAACTCAATCCGCATCTTTGCCTCTTCCAGCCCACAAGCCTTCGCCGCAAGTTCAAGTAGTTCTCTGTCAGTCATGATTTATTCCTTGCTCTGATGGCGTTGTAGAACATAACCCCATAAAACGGCTCAGTTTCCAGACACACTTTCGCGCATTCCTCTCGCTCGGCAAGCACAGCGTCATTAATGCGCTTGATCCAAAGCTCGGCGCGGTCAAAGCCAATCTCACGTTCAATGGCGCGGGCAAAATCAACCACGTTCTGGTGGTCTAGGCAGATGTGAACAGCGTCTACAACTTTACCCCTCTCATAGTTGATGGTATTGTTGCACTTCCAAATTTGTTCTTCGGTCAGCTTCATGTATTTCCCCTTGCTCTTATGGCTTTGGACAACATATGTGAATCGCACATCCATTCGCCCCCAAAGTCATCCACAATTTGAGCGCAAGCCTCACGCTCGGCAGCGGCAACAAGGTTGGCAAAGGCTTCAAGCTCTGGGACTGGCGCAACAGTTACGGTCTTAGAGCCGTCTGGGTGGATAGCAACCACCCTTTCAAACCCAGCCTCCCGCGCCAGCTTGATGATGTCGTCTTTGGTCATTTCAAAATCTCCCTCTCAAGTATTTCAGTGGCATCGGTCAACTGCTCATACAGATAGTCAGGCAAGGATATTTTGCTCACCAGACTTGCACTCTCCAGTGCCGACAGTAGGCGTAGGATTTTCAGCATCTCTTGTTTGGTCATGTCCCCTCCTTGATGCCGTGGGCGGCTTCGATGGCTCTGGCAAAATCTACCGGGGAAACATAACCCTCGGTAGGCGGTATGCAACGGTCGTGGATTTCCCAGATTGCCTCATCCGTCAGCCCCTGCCACGGGCGCTCTGCTGCGGGTGGGGTGGCGTAGAGAGGCTTGCTCCATTCAATCTCCTGCCAAACACTTACGTCTATTGGTCGATGCTCCGAAACAAAAACCCCAGCCTCAACCGTCTTGTATTGCCACGCCACCGGCTCGGCTTGCTGCTGCTCCAGTGCGGCTTCAAGGGCTTTTTTGTTATCTGCAAAGTAGTTAGCAAAGCCTTCAAGCCCGACAATTTCTGCCACGCCATCGGCAAACCCAGCCTCCCGCGCCATGCGGATGATGTCGTCTTTAGTCATGTATTTCCCCTTGCTCTGATGGCGGTGGCAAGTACGTTAGGGTGACTTGCATTCCATTGCTCACACAACTTTGCGCATTCCTCACGCTCATGCTCGGCAACAAGGTAAGAAAATACAATAAGTTCTGGTTGCAGTTCTTTGTCTATACACAGTCCGACCTTCTTTGCCAGCTTGATGATGTCGTCTTTGGTCATGTCAAGTACCCCACAAGGAAAGCAAACGCAGCCAGCGAGATCGCGGTGATCGCTACTGCGATGGACAGTGCAATCCAGTCGGGTTTGTAGAGGTCTTCTACTTCATCGTCTTGGTTGTGGTCAGTCATTTCTTTACTCCTTCTGCTTTAGCTATAGCGGCACGGGCGTTCATTAACGCCAACCCGTACTCAACAAAGTTACAAGCAGATATCGTGCTATTCAACGCCGCCAGCAGTTCCTGATTCACCTCATGCAACCGGCGCAGTTCGGCGGCGGCTTGACGTTTGCTGCATTTGGGGTTTGGGTTTCGCCCCATGTCGCCATCGTCAGCCATGCTAATCAACCTGTGCGCTAACCATAAGGCTTCTGGTTGTGTCATGTCCGATTCCCCCGGCTCGGCAGGCTGAACGCCACAAGGCTCCCAGCCCGTGGAACCTGTGCGGTGTAGTCACCGTCGCCGGTTCTGTACGTGGTGCGATTCCAAATGTTCAATTCTGCTGCTTTGGCTTCACCCGGCAGCTTCTTGCGCTCGGTGTACTTGCCCATGCTTTGCCTCGCTTCCCGGCTAAGTGTGAGGCTCGGGGTACGCACCATGTGAGTCGGTGTGCGATTTACTTTAATTTCTTCTAGTATGCTCATGCTCCTACTCCTTCGGTTTGATTCGGTATAAATTCAAGGCTGACGTTTTCGCTGTAGTAGCCGTTGCTCTCACCCAGCCAGCGTATGTCCACATACCCTTTGATGGTCGCCAGTTTGTAGAACGTCCAAGTGTGGCTGTCGTTGTATTTACCGGGCACGTACCCTTGGTCTTCCCCACTTGTGGCTTTTTCCGAAAGCAGGATCGGGTTACCCACAAGATCGTTTAGGTCGCCCGTAATGTCCTGAACGCGAACGTGTTCACAGCATTCGTTCTCATGATAAAAAACAAACGCGCCCTCGTCGCAGACCAGCGTGACCTCATTGGCATCAACAGCGCCCACAATACTTGTGAATGTGCGGCCAATGAGGTCAGACATATCTGCGTCAAAGTGGTTGCCCCAAGATGCTTTTTTCATTCCCATGCGCCTTCTCCAAATTCGTTTATGTTTTCCAGTGCGAAGGCAAGCAGTTGCTTGACCACGCCCGGTGTAATTTTTACGGTCGATCCTTCTCCGTCAACAAACTTAATCCAGTCGCCGTAGACTTTCATCCTACGCACGGCGTCAATTTCAGCGCCGTCAGAGCTAAGTTTCATTTGGTTCTCCCCTTCATGTTCGCTGGGTGCAGCAGCCATTTGGTGCCGAGGAAGCGCACGGACTTGACCCATGCGCGTTGGTTGTGTCGATCCGTTGACCGGATGCCGCTGTTGAAGTGCTGGCGCACTCGGGTTAGCATGTTGATCTTCATACGGTCACCTCTTCGAGGATCGCCATGTGGCTACCGAGGTACCAGATGCCGCCCTGACTGAGCGGGCGCTCGATGACAGCCTGCTTCTTGAACTCCACCATGCACCACACCCTGTCCCCGCCTTGCCTCAAGTGCGGTGCGATGGGCTCCGAGCAGATGTGCCAGCCCGGACGATGCGCGAAGCCCTTGGTGGGGTGATCCTCTGCTTCGTAGGACTTATGCCGCACCAGCCTCAGTTTGCGGTTGATGAACAGCGGGCCGTACGTCCCGTCCTTGCGCTTGCGGAATAGCTTGTAGCCGATCATGGTTTCATGCTCCAGAAAAAGTACGCCATTGGGAAGCTGAACAGTGCTGCTGCCAGCAGGGCCTGCACCAGTTGGATGACGAGTCGTTTCATATGCCCTCGCACAGTTTGTTGAGCAAGGCCCGCACTTCCAGCGCTTGGCGCAGTGTGAGGGTGTCGACCAGCGCGGCAGCATCGAACGTTTTGGGCAGCACGTGCAACGCAGCGATTCCCTGTGCCTCTGGCGCTTGGGGTGCGGCCTTCGGCTTGGGTTTCTTGGCGCCGTTCTGCTTGAGCGGCTTGTACACGTCGGTGAGGGGGTACAGGCGTTTGTACTCGTCCTTGCGCAAGCTCGCCTGCCGCACCATTGCCGCGATGAGGGACTGTGTGGACGAGGGCTTTAGCCCCATGGTGTCGAGCGCTGCGACGGCGCTCTTGACGGTGCATCCGGGGTTGTCTTGGATGTACTTGAACGTCCTCTGGCTGACGTTATCGCTGCTGGGCGCACTGGGTGCGCCGTTCTCCCACTCATTGAGCACTTTGCTCAGTTCTGTTTTCATGTCAGGCATGATTATTCTCCTTACGATTGATGATGAAATGCATTGGGGCGCGAACGCCCCGCTATGTTTTCTTTGCCTCTCCTTTGCAAAAGTGTACGCTAAAAACCCCCTGAATTGTCTACTGTTGGACAAATTTATTTATATATTTTTACCGTCCAGCCCATCTTTTTAATGACGCGCTCGATGGACGAGTCCCGCGTGGGGCCCCGACGTATCCGCACCTCCTTCTTGCTCGGGTAAACGTGCACAGCGGTCATGCTGCGCGGCACAAACCAGACGCCGCCCTCCTTCAGTCGCATAAACGTGCTCTCAGTCCATGCCACTGAGTTGGCCATACCCTCTGGGGTGTCGATGTCGTAGTTCATTTCACTTCTCCTTGGTTGTGGTCGCAGAAACTGCAACGGCGTTGCCAAAAATACACGCGCACCTGTCGGCACTCCGCGCAATCCGTTTTGAATAGGTTCTTCAAGAACTTCATTTCACTTCTCCTTCCAATAGTTGTTTCTGTTTCTCGCGCCATGCCCGTAGGGCCTCGCGTGCTTTGGCGTTGTACTCGCGTGCGTACTTCCTCCGTTGTTCTCGGATGGCTTCCTCCTTCTCCAGTTTGAGCGCGTCACGCCGCGCAATGTTCTCGGGCGTCGGTTCTTTGATGGCCACCATGTCCGCCGCCAACAGCGCGTCGCGCAGCTTCTCAATGGGCGTTAATGAATGTTCCTCTCGTGCTGGCTTGGGCTTGCGTGGGCGGGGCTTGTAGCGCTGCACTGTCGGCGGGGCGTAGAACTTGCGCGTGAATACCGGGAAGGGCTCTTCCTCGCCCAGCAGCTCGAAGCTGCGGATGAACTGCGCCTTGATGTGCGCGGGCACCCAGTCAGACCAGTGCTCGCCGTCGTTGGGTATGGCCTTCTCCCGCGCCAGTTGCTTGGGCGTGTGCGTCCCTGCGTCCCGGTACGAGCGCAGCTTGTCGGCCACCTTCTGCAACAGCGCACCGTAGGCCTTGTACGTGTCGAGCACGCGCTTGCTGGGGGATGTGTCGAACTGCGCCTCGTAGGGGCTACCGTACCCCATAGGCGAGCCGTAAACGTCCTGCGCCTTGCGTATCCTAGCCTTGGGTGCGTTGACCGCCTTGTAGGCCTGATACACCAGCGCTGACCATGCCTTGAGCTGCTGCGTGCGCTTGATCTTGGCGGCTCGCTCCCCCTCCTTCTCGTTGTGGATATTCGCCTTGATCTGCTCGCGCAGCTCGATGTTGTCCGGGTACATCTTCAGCAGCTTGTTGTGCAGCCGCTTGGCTGATAGGTTGTGCAGGTTCATTTCCAGCCCTCCGGTACAGTTACGTCGTCGCCCAGCATCGCAATACCTACGGCCCAAGACACGCGGTGATCTTGCTGCCAGTCACGCGTGTCGCCGTCGTCGTTCTTCAGGCTGATCGTGTAGTAGCACGTACGACTGTCTGTGTCGAACGTCAGCCGTATGTCCACGCTCGTGTTGCCGTTGTCGGGCATTCGGTACAACTCCTTGTCGAAGTCAACGTACTCGCCTTCCTCATTGGCCTTTATCCATTTACTCATTCCGTTTCTCCTTCGTAGTTAAGTGCTTCAATGTTGTGCCGTGTCCGCGCCTCCTGCTCTAGCGCCTCCTGTATGCGGGCTCGTGTTGCCTTGCTTGGCCCGCCTGTCGGCTTGCCTAACGCGAGCGCGATCTGCCGCCCCCGTCGAGCTTTTTCAGAGCTACTGGGGCCCATCAACTTTTGAAATGGGTTGTCAGTCCTTTTGGGTTTGCTTGTCATTTCGTCTCTCCTATGGTGTCCTTGATCCAAGTCACCAGCATGTGCGCGTCAAGCACGGCGTCCCTGACGCTCTCGAAATACTCTGGTGTGTAGTCTTGCGGGCTGAGCAGGTAGTGATCCAGATCAGACCCGGCTGCGAACAGCCGTTCATGCACGGTGTCCAGCGCCTCGCGTATGTTTTTTGGTTTCATGTAGTCTCTCCTTTCAGGCGGCATGCGCCATATCAAACAACGTGCACAGGATGCTGTCAACATCGTTGTGCCCACACATACCCATCGCCATCGTGATGGCGTCTTCGGTCAGCTTCTTGCGGTCGATGAACCGCCTCGCAAGCTCGGGCTCCTCCGGGTACACACACTCGGACATCAGCTTGATGAGGTTGGTGAAGAACCCCTGCCGCGCATCGAGCAGGCACTCGTACAGGTACTCGTCATCTTCGAGCAGGCCTACGTCATCAGCCTCGAACGCAGCCCATTTGCTGTCCGCCGCGCTGGTAGCGGCAGCCGAACTCCACCAGCCCTGTGTGCCGTAGTTCCTGTACTCGACCAGCTTGGGGTCGCGGTCGGTAGGTAGGCCGTCCCAGTCAATGTCGAGCACCGCCTTGGCAAGCAGGTCGAAGTGCACGATGTCCAGTTGCTCGCGCTCGCTGTGCTCGTACATGTAGCCGCACGATATGTTGGTGCACTCGGGGATGATCTCGGTGAACTCAGCGGTGTCGGTGTACACCCCCGTGTCATCGGGCAGGTACATCAGCCCGTCATCGGTCGCGTTGAGCGCAGCAGCCAGCGCATCGGCGAACACATCAGAGCAGCAGCGCCCGTACCCTTGGTGGGTGATGACGCTATCAATGCCGCGCCTGTCGAACGCAATGGCACGGCTGAACTCAGCGAGCAGGGTAGGGTACGCCTCGGCCAAGTGCTTGGCGCCGATGCCGCCGCACTCCTCGCCTTGCGTGAAGATGAAATACCCCGGCACACTGGCGTGCAGCATGTGCATGAGCAGCGCACAGCCCACCCCATCATCCGCGCCCAGCGGTGCGCCGTCAGCGAACCACATGGCCTTGGTCTTGCGTATCTTGTTGGCCCCGACGGTGCGGTGCACGGTGTCCACATGCGCCACGAACAGTGTCTTGTGTCCGTCGTGTGTGCGGTTGTCGACGTGCACGTTGCCCTCAGTATCCTGCCACGCAACAGGGCGCAGCCGCTCGGGTAAGCGGTCGATCAGCCAGTCCGTGAACACGGCGCTGCCCATCGTTTCATGGGGCCGCTTCATGCTCAGCGCACGTTGCAGGGTCTTGTAAAGCATGGTTTGGTTCTTCTTCATTTGGTTCTCTTAGTTGATTGTCGTTGTTGAAACTGTGTCACGGTGACACACTTACTGGGGCTGCAGTGTCCACACCACGGG